TCGCCGACTCGGTGTAAATTGAATACATACCGTACATCGCGGGAAACTTGAGTTGCTCTCGGTGAACACATTCAATTTGATCTTGAGCCCAAGTTTTTCAAAGTCTTGGGGGGATGGAACCGGTCCGTCCGCGGGGATGGCAAACAGGCCGTCATCTCCTTCGACGACGCCCCGCACATCAACACCCAACTTGTGGCAGACGAACAGCATGAACATCAGGTTAGAAAAGGAGTTCCCGAGCGACGTGCACATCTCCCCAGACATGCGCCTCGCTGTTGTCCGAACTTCAAAGCCACGAAACCAACAGGCGTTTGGGCCCGTCAGTGTTCTCTGAATTTCAGCGAACCATTCCTTTCCACCCCGGATCTTCGAGGTCATGTAGCGATAGAGCTGCATTTCACACGCTAACATCAATCTGGCTTTGAACAACGCTTCGAAGCTCGTGTAATCGGTGCCCAGATAAAGCAAACCGATTCCGTCTAAAAGACTCATGATGTATTTAGGACGTTCTGCAACTGGGACCTTTTTAATGAATTCCGGTCGAGAGAAGAGCGCTTCTTCAATCAACTTGAAAATGGGTCCGGAGAACACCTTGAAAACATCTGAACGAGAATTGATGGCACGAGCGAATTTATATTCTGGGTATTCTTCCCTTTTGATGAACGATTTGACCTTCCTCGATTTGAAGGTGACCCCCTCCTTTAAGAGGCGTTCATCGGCGGCAACCAGCTCATCCTTTCTCCAACGTGGATGTCTGGTTTTCTCCAGCCAGGGTTCGAAACTCGTGTCAGCATCAAGGGATAATGGCTCCATGTTCTTTTGGAGCCAATCCGCAACGAAGCTTTCGAAATCGGACATGAAAATAGGGTCCGATTCGGGAGGAAGAGAACAAAAACGTTTGACAACGCCTTGCACAGCCGTCTCCAAATGATTGAAGTCGGGCTGGGGGCGCACCACTGGCCAACAACCAGCAGACACGTCTAAACCAGCCGAAACACGAACAACAGAACGCGGACGATCCAAGCCTGGATGGCAGAGAATCTCTGTGTCAAAATCTGGTTCGGGGAGCTCGGGCATGGTTAAGATGGTGTCAGTGGTTCTATAGCCAAAAGCGCAGAGCCTCACTGAGCAAGGCGCTGTCCTTCCCCCGCCTGTTGGGGCAGAGGAAAGCGCGTCTTTGGAAGGGCAAGAGAGTGCTGAAACGCGGTGTAGAAAGGGCGGTTCTGTTCATCTCTTGCATGGAGAAAAGTCGCAACTTCGATCGTACCTCTTGAAACGGCGGTTCCACGCTCGACGTTTATGTGTTTGACGACCATTGCAGACTTCTCGAGTTGGCGCCGGTATGCCTCGAGAGTTGCTCGGGGTTTCCTGACGCCAGGTTGAAGGAATTCGTGGAGGAGTTCAAAAGAAAACTGTCCATATTCACAATCCTCCTTCGGGTCCCCGAAAAGAAACTTCCATGGTCTCTTCCGGAAACTTCTCGCCGACTCGGTGTAAATTGAATACATACCGTACATCGCGGGAAACTTGAGTTGCTCTGACGAACAGTCATGTCCACGGAGATCAGGCTCAGCCTGTTCCTCATTTTCCGCGTCATCAGGGACGAGGATCATTGTGGACCTTAATTTTCGTTTTCTTGCAAGTTTCGAGGCAAGGAGATCATCCCATCCGGGCAACAAAGTGGAGCCACGACAGATGAGGAAAAGGCGCGACAGACCAGTGAGGATCCAGAATTTGTAGAACAATTGGACCACGGTCATGTAGTGCACCTTGCCGAATGCGGTAACGAGTAGCGAAAAAAGATCGAGCGTCCAGGTGCCAACTAGGGGACAATCGTCACGATAGATGCCTTTAACGCCCGAGGTGCAAGACTTGAATACCCAATCGAGATAAAGCAACAGTGTGAAGTCGCACATGTACATCAAGGCCTTCGTGACGAGGGCCAGGGACACGGCGACGACATACTGGATTGCCAGATGTCGAGTGGTCTTCCTGAATCGCATGTCTCTCTCAGTGAACCAATTCACACAACCATGGTGGATAAAAATCAACACGAGGGCAGTGACGTGGAAGAACGGATTCCAGATGTCGTTGAATAAGAATATGTACAGCAACTGGAGAGAGAGAAAGATCACGTGAAATGGCGAAATTTGCCAAACTTCACCGACAGTCATGTCATAAACAGCACCGTCGGGATCGATTGTTTCGCCAAATATACGCGGATCAGGCATTTTCACAGGCCCAGGTTTGGGCTTGGAAGCTGCCTCCTGTTCGTCCTCTTCGGTCTCTTCGTCGGTCCCTTCCTCAGACCCATCGTTCACCGGTGCATACTTGTCGGACGGTTCCTGCGAAACGCGCTGTTTCGCAGCTTCATCCAAAAGCTGCTGAACGATTTTAGCCTGCTTGGGGTTCGTAGATTTGTACATTTTCCCTTTCTTTGACTGTCGGCGTTTATTCCCTTTTTCAACTCCGCGGATCTCACTCGCGGTATTGCCCGGAACTGGTTTCACGGGATACAAGCGGCCTTTCGACCGAAGGAAATTAACATGCTGACGTAGCGAATCGGATGTGTAGACGTTCCCCACCTCCGAAAAGGGGAGACCGTGTTCGCGACAATCCGCGGCGGTCAGAGGGCGCGGATTCTCATTGCCCGATTGGCTAGAATGGGATGTGGACGACGAAGAAGAAGAAGAATTGGAAAACACCCAATTAGGGTGGTGAGTGGATTGAGGAGGAACAGGTGGAATGCAGGTCGAAGATGTGGATGAGATGGTCGGATTGTGTGCTGATGAAACACCGAGTGGGCGTTTCAACGGCAGTTGTGCAGAAGCTGGAGGAAGACTGCCTACACGAGTATCTTGACTCTTCGGCGGGGCATTGACCTCGGATTTCCCGTCCTGTGCGGATTTCACGTGGTCATGCGACGAGGGCCGCGGATCGGCTCCTCGCTTCGACGGATGCTGGACTTGCACATCCGATTGGCTTGTCGCCTCGGACTTCGCCGCAGACATGGGATTCACGTTTACCAAACGTGGGCCGCTGTCTGCGCCTTGGTCCTCCCCAGGGTTTTGCCCCTCTTTGCACGACTCAGCTATTACACCTTGCCGCTGGGAAAGCTCGTCCTTCGACGTAGCAGGTGCTTGTTTAAGGTATGCCTACACCCGTCGGCACCCCGATCCCCGAAGGGATTTGCCATGGCATCCGCGGACGTCCCGTTAGGACCACGCGGTTTTGTAGCCATTTTACACCACTAGGTCTAAGTGGAAACGAAAGTCAACAGCATTACCC